CTGTGCAGTGTATTATCCAAACGGATTTACCACAGACCTAGGCGGCGCTAATGCAGTTGTTCCAGCATCACACATGATGTTAAGAACCATTGCACTAAGTGATGCAGTTTCATATCCTTGGTTTGCTCCAGCAGGCACAAGACGTGGCGGTATTACTAATGCTACATCTGTAGGATACATAGACGCTGCAACTGGAGAATTCCAAACTGTTGCACTAAATGAAGGTCAGCGCGACACACTATATGATTTAAAAATTAATCCTATTCCATTCTTTGTGGGAGTTGGACACGTAGCTTATGGTCAAAAAACTCGTGCTAGAAATGCAAGTGCATTAGACCGAATCAACGTTGCTAGACTAGTAGTATATCTACGCAGCCAGTTAAACAAACTTGCTCGTCCATACATTTTTGAACCAAACGATCAGATCACCAGAGACGAAATTAGAGGTGCTGTTGAGAGCTTGCTGTTAGAATTGGTAGGCTTGAGAGCTATATATGACTTTGCTGTGGTATGCGATGAATCAAATAACACAGGCAGTAGAATAGATCGCAACGAGCTATGGGTAGACGTTGCTATTGAACCAGTTAAAGCCGTTGAATTTGTTTACATTCCACTGCGCATTAAAAACACAGGTGAGATTTAACGTCTATAGTTTGACATAAATACAATACGGAGCATAACAAATGGCAATTACAACACTGAGCAATATGTCGATCCAAACAGCAGGGCCAGGCACCAACGCCGGTCTGTTGATGCCTAAACTTAAATATAGGTTTCGGGTTTCATTTGAAGGATTTGGAGTAAACACAACAGAAGCAGTTCAACTTACTAGACAGGTAGTTGACGTATCTAGACCTAAGATTGGTTTTGAAGAAATTGAACTACCAATTTACAACTCGAAAGTGTACATGGCAGGCAAATACACTCTTGAGCCAATAACACTAAATCTTAGAGATGATGCCAACGGCAATGTGATTAAACTGGTAGGTCAACAGGTTCAAAAGCAATTTGACTTTTTTGAACAATCAAGTGCAAGAAGTGGTATTGACTATAAGTTTAAGACTAAAATTGAAATCTTAGATGGTGGCAACGGTCAACAAGCAGCCGCAGTTCTTGAAACATTTGAATTATTTGGATGTTTCTTGCAAAATGCAGACTACGGAGACCTCAACTACGCAACCAACGAAGCTGTACAAATTGCACTAACAATTAGATTTGACAGCTTGATTCAAAGTCCCGTAGGAGTTGGTACTGGAACAGCAATTGCAAGAACCGTCAGCGAACTAGCTACAGGTCAAGGCGGCGCAGGCTAATATTTCAACGAGATAATAAAAACCCGGATAAAATCCGGGTTTTTTTACGGCATAAATATCTATATGGCAAATAAATTTATCAAATATCTCACACAGGGAGCTGTAGGGGGATTCCTTAATCCTAAAGGATTAATGGGGAACTGGCAACATGCTTCTAGAGTGTTTGTTGACGACACATTTAGACTGGCTCCCAGAACTAAATTTCTGTTTTATGTTCATTTTGAATTAGACAAAACAGCAATGAATGCACCGGCATTTACAAATAGACATGCAGACGAAATGGGAGTGCTGGTTAAAGCTGCCGATTTACCAAAATTTAATTTTGATTCTGTAGTAAAGAATCAATACAATCGAAAAAAGATATTATACAAACAGATTAACTATGAGCCAGTTAATATTACATTTCACGACGATACACAGGGTATTATAAATGCATTATGGGCGATTTATTACGGTAGCTATATTCAAGACCGGCATAATCCTGTAGCAGCTTTTTCTGCCACTCATTATAGAAGTTCTAATGATCCTCGCAGTGCTATGAGATACGGCCTAGACAAAAACAAATCCACTGATATATTTAAATCAATTAGTATATACACCATGAGTCGCAGTAGGTTCAACGGTTATACATTAGTGAATCCAAGAATTAAAACCTGGCAGCACGGAAACGTTGACTATAGTGCTGCTGAAACTCTTGAAAGTACCATGACACTAGAATACGAAACAGTGTTTTATACACAGGGTAAAGTGAAAAAAGGTACTCCTAAAGGATTTGCTACGTTACACTATGATTCTACCCCAAGTCCATTAAGTATGGCTGGCGGTGGTGTAGGTACGCTAACTGGAGATGGAGGAGTACTTGATGGGCTTGAGTCGGTGTTTGGAGCTGTTGGAGACGGATCGGCCTTTGCAAGTTTTGGTGGATTTTTAGGAACAGCAATAACAGCAGTAAACACTGTAAAAAATATCAAGAGTCTCAGCAAAGATGGCCTTAAACAAGAAGCACTGAATATATTAACTTCTCCCGGCAGTATTGCTTCCATTGGCGGAATAGTAGGATCAGTGTTTCCTAAAAATCAAACCAGTAATCAAACTACTGCCGCAAGTCAACGTACAGTAGTACCCGGCGATGCAGAATAAACTAATTAACTAATATGTCTGAAAGACCACTTAAAACCAACCTTCCGTTGCCCGACATTCGCGATAGTGCAGAAGCTACAAAACTTTTCTTTGACTATTACGGTCAAACACCTTTAGAGTTTTCAGCAAACGAAGTCGATGCAACGGTGTCATTTTTTCAGTCTAGAGGATTTGAAACCGATGCTGCCAATGTGTCAGCTGCTGTGATTTTAAAACAGGCAAAAATAGATTCAGTAAATGTGTTTACATTGTTAGACCAACTGAAAAAATTTAACGGGATGCAGATCAACTTACTAGTTGGTGAAATTCTCAACAACAATCGAACCAATACCTCTACATTAGGGTTTAAGACCGGCGAAGTTGTTAAACTTAGTCAAACCAGAAACATAGCAGCATAATGGCTAAATTTGCTCAAGGTCGATTCGAAATGAAAAACCCCAGTAAGTACATCGGTAAAAAAACACCCTTGGCGAGAAGTTCTTGGGAATTTGTTTTTATGAGAATGTTAGATGAACACACTGGAGTGGAAAAATGGGCCAGTGAAAGTATTCAAATACCTTACAGAGATCCCCTTACAGGAAAATACACAATTTATGTTCCTGATTTTTTTATCTCTTACGTAGATAAAAATGGTAAAAAACATGCCGAAGTAGTTGAAGTGAAACCATTGAATCAAACAAAATTAGAAAGCGTAGGAAAAAGTCAATATAACCAACAGCAATATGTAAAGAACATGGCCAAATGGGAAGCTGCTACTGCCTGGTGCAAGCAACAAGGCATAAAATTCAGAGTGGTAAATGAAGGTGATATTTTCCATCAAGGATCAAAACGCAGGTAAGTATAACTATGACAAAAAAACTAGAAGAACTGTTTAATTTAGATAGTGAACAATCATTAGAGCCTACAATCGAAGATCAAAAACCTCCACACGAGGAAGTAACTTCGCTGGATGCCAGTTTTAAGGCTGTGCAAGAAATAACCAAATCGTTGCCTGAGATTAAAGAACTAGATAATCTCGATGAAAGAGAACTAGATGACCTTGCTAAAAAAGCAGAAACTGCCTATGATGATTTAATGGATCTAGGCATGAACGTAGAAATACGCTACAGCGGTAGAATTTTTGAAGTAGCTGGCACAATGATGAAAAACGCAATTGATGCTAAATCAGCTAAAATTGATAAAAAACTCAAAGCTATTGATCTACAACTTAAGAAATATAAAATAGACAAAGACAACAATGAAGAATCCGGTGATGTACTTAACGGAGTTGGATTTGTAATTACTGATCGAAACGAACTATTGAAAAAATTAGGTCAAAAGAGCTAAATATTACTATGAAAACTTTTAAAGAATATCTTACAGAAAGCAAAAAAATATACAGCTTTAAGATCAAAGTTGCGGGCGAACTACCTGAAAATTTTCAAGAAAATTTAAAACAACAGTTAGATCGTTGCAAGGTAGCACAACTAAGCAAAATATCTTCTACTCCTATCCAAGAGTCTCCTATGGATTTTCCAACGTTAAAAAATGTTGAAGTTCATATTTTTGAAGTTATTTGCGAATATCCCGTAACTGCACCTGAAATATCAACTGACATAAAGGCCATGGGTATTGATGAAGATTGTTTTAGAGTTAGAGGAAGTGGAGAGCCTTCTGAAGTAGAGCAGTTGCTTTCAGCACAAGAACCTAGCGGCGAATCGCTGTTAGCTGAAGTCGATCTAGACAAAGGTGCAGGTAAAATCAAACACAAAGATTATTTTGGAGATGATTTTAATCGTGGATTTCTTAAAGATCTAGAAAAATCTGCAAAACAACGTAAGAAAGATGAAACCGGGCCAACCGAATATAAGCTGCCCAAGACCAAGACAAACAAAGTCGGTCTTAAAAGCGCAATGGGGAGTTAATATGAATTTCAATGATTTGATGTCAAAAATGCGTGAGTTGGATCAACCAGTATCGCAAGAAACTGTTGAAGGTTGCGGAGATCCAATGCCAATGCCAGCATCTTCAATTAAACCAGATACACCACCACCATCCATGAGTGTAAATCTTAATGCTCAGGGGCTTGATGACATCAGTGAATTAATAAAGTTGATGACTAAAGTCAATCCAGACATGATTAATCAACCAGCTCCAATGAGCTTACCTTCCGGCGGTCCTGATATTATCAGCATCAAACCTCCAATGTCAGCTATCGGCGATTTAGGAAATTTAGATTCAGGTCCATTAAAAATGTTACCAGATCTAGACAAAGACGAGCCACACATGGAACCAGACGGTGATGAAGGACCTAGTATCAAAGGTCTAGACCAAGACGATGACGGCGATCACGATATGGATGATCACGATATGGAAAAGAAAGACAGAGACGAATCGTTTGGTAACAGTGTCAACGATTCAGAACCTGAATATGGTGGTATGGATTCTGTGATTCGAAGCGGCAATGACATGCACAAACCCAAGCAGAGTTTCAGCGGCAAAGCATATCGCGGTGATAATCCTATGGCAGCTGGAGCATACGAAAGCAAAGAACAGCTACGTGCCGGCATACGTGCAGAACTGCTTCAGAGATTGGCAGAAGCAAAAGGAGCGAAATAATGTCAGGATTTAAAATTTCAACTGAGTCGTTAAGACCAGAATTTTATCAGGTAGTCTTAACACTAAGCGGTGGAACAGGCGTATATCCTACTGCCGATGGCACAAATAACGGTGCTGTATGTCCACAGGATCACAGCGCATTTGCTACCAAACCGACCACACTAGCTCTTGGTCGCCGTGTGGCCAGAGCTCATCTACGTTTTATGAATATTGTTGATGCAGTATCAAGATTTGCTGACGCTCAAATTCAAGACGTTCAATTTACCAGTAGCGGTGCAACAGTAGCTGACAACCAAGCACTAACTGTAACATTTACTATTAGATACGATCGTGCTGGTTCCGCAGCTGCCTCAAACATACTAACAACTGTAACGAATTCAGCCAGTGCTGCAAGTTCAACAGGCGGCATAGGACTAGGAGTTGCATCGTTTGCACCCACAACAGGTGCAGCAGTTACAGTCAATACTACAGCTAAAGCCTTACGTTATTTGATTGGGCAAGCAGTACTTCTAGCAATGACCAAAACTGTTCGCGTGTATGACGGAGCTCAAGGTGCCGAAATTGATGAAGCTATCACAATTGCAGCACCAGAGACTATTGCAGATATTTACGACGACATTGCAGTAACATTAGTTGATGCAGCAGAAACCATCGATAGTTAATATAAACTAACAAACCAAATAGGCTCTTCGGAGCCTATTTTTTTCATTAAATAACAATATGGGAAAATCACTAGACGGCGTTCTAATAAAGAAGGCCCACAAATCTGAAAAATACACTCTTGCCGAGGTTGAACATCTTGAAAAATGTATGGACCCAGTAACAGGCCCGTTGTATTTCTGTACAAATTTTTTAAAAATTCAACATCCGGTTCGTGGTGCTATTGATTTTGCACCTTACGATTATCAAGTAAGATTGCTTGATGCTATGCATAATCACAAAGATGTGATTGCTATGTTACCACGCCAGATGGGCAAAACAACCTGTGCCTGCGGATATCTGTTATGGTTCACACAATTTGTTCCAGAAGCACAGGTATTAATTGCTGCTCACAAATACGAAGGTGCGCAGGATATCATGAATAGATATCGTTACGGTTATGAAAATTTACCGGACTTTATCCGTGCAGGGGTTATTAGTTATAACCGCAATACTATTGAGTTTGATAACGGCAGTCGTATACAGGCAACCACAACAACAGAAAATACAGGACGAGGTAAATCTCTATCACTAATTTATTGCGACGAGTTTGCATTTGTTCAGCCTCCAGAAAAAGCCAAAGAATTTTGGACTGCACTTTCACC